CAAAGAAGTTTTGATGCTCTATGCCCATAACTTCATCTAACCAAGGTAGAGGGTTATCTTTTTGATTATAGTTAGGTTTTAACCCTAGCTGTAATAATCTTCTGTCTGCAATGTATCTGTTGTATTTATACATATCTTGTTTAGTAAGTCCTTCAATGTCGCCCATCTCAAATACTAAATCTAAAAACTTATCCTCAAGTTCAACCATTTGTCTACAAATGTCGTAAAGCTCTTTCTTAAAATCATCTGTCCATATTTCTATGTTCTCTTGAATAAACTCTCTAAATAGTTTAGTCATGGCTTCAACATGCATTGACTCATCACGAATAGAATATGTTACAATCTGACCCATACCTTTCATTTTACCAAATCTAGGAAAGTTTAACAGTATTGCAAAACTACTAAATAATTGTAGTCCTTCTGTAAATGCAGAATAAACTGCTAAAGTTTTAGCAATAGTTTCTCTTTTAGCTTTCTTAGGTTTAAAGTTACCAACATAATCATGTTTATCAGCCATCTCTTCATAATCAGCAAAAGCTTTATACTCAACATCTGGCATACCAACTGTATCTAGTAGTAAAGAATATGCATGTTGATGTATTGATTCCATATTAGCAAAAGAACTCATCATCATTCTAGCTTCTGGTTTTTTGAATATAGGCATATACTTATCTATATATCCTGCACCAACATCTACATCTGACTGTGTGAATAATCTAAATATTTGTGTCAGTAGATTTTTTTCATTGTCTGATAAGTCTTGCCAATCTTTTACATCTGTATGTAAAGGTACAGACTCAGGCATCCAATGCATTTGATTTTGTAAAAAGTAGTAATCGAACATCCAAGGATATTCAAAAGGTTTGTAGTATTCTCTAGTTGTTAATAAACTCATTCATCCTCCTCTGTAAAATATGTGTTTAAAACTTCAAGCTTGTCATGGTAATCTGCCATATATCCAAGTTCTTTTTCCATAGTTTCCATAATATCAGAATGCTCTCCTACTCCGACACTTTTATGTAGATAGTTTTCTACATTCATTCTATGTTTATGTAATTGTCCTGTAAAGTATTGTCTTAATACATCAATACTTATGTTTCTAAAATCATCCATTATGCCTCCTTGTCTAAATTCCACTTAGCTCTTTTTTCATAGTTAGGTTTAGATATTTTATTCCAAAACCTTCTTCTTTCTGTATCGCTTTTTAAATTAACATACCACTTATGTCCATCTCTTTCAGCATCTAAAAATATGGCTCTTGTAAAAAGTAAAGGTATTATTATAGAGCAATGTATAGCAAAAGATAAAATACTATTGTAGCCATACCAACCTAAATAATAAGTTGCTACTAATCCAAAAAAGAAAGACCATACTGTAAATAGTATTAAAGTAAAGTAAGCTTGAATAGATGGTTCAGGAATATATTTAAGTGGATTATATCTATTATCCATAACTAACTTCCAACACTCATCAATCCAAAACATAAATTGTAATATTTTATTTTTCATCCTTGTCCTCTATATTTTTTAAAACTTCTTCTATAATTTTTATTCATGGTAGAAGTTGCTAAATTTCTTCTACCTTGACTTGTTTTCTTACCTCTAACACCTGTAACTGGTGTGTGACTATTTGTTGTACTCCACTTAGCTGCCATTATCCCTCACAACTTATACATTCAACCTCATCTAATTTAATACGAGGTACTTTAATATTTACATTTTCTGTAGACCTTGCAGCATTAGACCTAAAGTAATACAATGATTTTAACTTATGCATACCATACCAATGAACATCATTTATGTATTGTATGTATTCATTATGCACATCTTGGTCAGCTGTAGCACTTGGTAAATCAAAAAATAGATTTACACTTTGAGCTTGACATATAAACTCTTGTCGTTTGTAAGCATGTTCAACAACCCATATCTGATTTATTTCACTTGCTGTTTTAAATACTTCTTTTTCATTATCTGTAAAAATATCTATGCTTTGTATTGAACCTTCATTCGCAGATATTTCTTTCCAGAGTTTTTCTTTCTTCTTTTTAGAAAGTTTCTTTTTATTTATAACTTTGTCTAAATATCTATTTTTAACTTGATAAGTACCTGATAAAGTTTTGTGTGTATATATGTTAGCCCTATATGGCTCAATCGAAGGAGATGTCCCACCACAAATAATACTAGAAGAGGCATTAGGAGCAACAGCGATAAGATGAACATTCCTAACATTACTAGAACCTGCATCAGGGCATGACCCACGCATGTCTGCCAAGTCTTGAGTTGCTTTAGTAGCTCTTGTATTGATATGTTTAAATAATTTATAGTTGATTCCTGTTGCTTCCATACCCTCAAAAGGTACATTTTTAGATTGTAAATAGGCATGAAAACCCATTGCTCCAAGACCGATTGACCTTTCTCTGTATGCTGAGAAGGCTGCTTTTTGATAACCTTCTTTTTCTTCTTTGATGTAGTTTGTAAATCTTTTGTAGTTGGCATTATATTCTCCTAGTTCTTCTATGTCTACAATGTTTTCTATAAAATGTTGAATGACATTATCCAACATTGTTATTAAGTCTGATATAAAAAGTTTATTATCTTTCCATTCATCAAACTTTTCTAAATTTACACTAGACAAACAACAAACTGCTGTTCGTTCTTCATTAGTAGCTAGTGTTATTTCAGAACATAAATTACTTTGTTTTATTTCTAAGCCTAAATCTTTTTGACTTTTTGGTAAATGTTCATTACAAGTATCTATGTTTATTAAATATGGTTCTCCTGTTTCTGCTCTAGCATTTATGAGTTGCCACCATAAAGAACGAGCATTTATAGTCTTTACAGGTTGTTTTGTTTTAGGGTCAATCAATCTCCAATCTTCATCATTTTTTATAGCTTTTAAAAAATCATTAGTGATGTTTACACCATTATGTAAATTTAAACATTTTCTATTTATATCTCCACCTGATTCTTTTCTCATATTTAAAAATTCTTCTATCTCTGGATGAGATACATCTAAATATGCAGCATAAGAACCTCTTCTTGTAACACCTTGATTAAAGGCTAACATTTGTGAATCAACTACATGCATGAATGGTATGCAACCAGTAGACTTACTGCCATTAGAAGTAGATACCCCATTGCTACGCAAATCCCCCCAATATCCACCGATGCCTCCACCTGCACTTGCCAACCATATATTCTCGTCATAGTGAGCAGACAAACCAACCCTACTGTCAGGTACATAATTAAGAAAACAGCTGATAGGTAAACCACGACTCGTTCCCCCATTACTAAGGATAGGAGTGCTAAACATGAACCAATGTAGGGAACTGTAGTCATACAATCGTTGAGCCAATTCAAAATCCGTGTTGTTTTTATATGTTGCTGCAAATACTGCAGCCCTTGCCAAAGCTTCTTGAGCATGTGTTTCCTCCTTCCAAAAATATCTATCTCTCAATGTATCTAAACTAAACTTATCTAGCTTAGACTCTCTGTTATAATCTATTGTAATACCTAAGTATTCTTTTCTTCCAACTTTATCCATATTATTAATTTAAATAATTTTTATCATTATCTCCTTTTAAAAATTTTTCTTCTTCATCATGTACATATAACATGATTATAGCATAGTGTAATATTTTCATTAAGTCTTTTCTATTCTTACCATCTTTATTACCATATCGTTTAGCATACTTCATAATATTACCAATACAAAATCCCTCTCCATGTCCAGAGTCGATGATAACATCAGTAGCTTGGTATTTATCTGTAGCATAGTGTTGTCCGTAAGTATCATAAATATAATTTTTTAGTTCTTCTATTAACTCATTTTCATTAAACTTATACATTTAAACCTCCTACTATATCTTGTAATGTTATGTTAGGATTTTTCTTAACTTGTTTATAAAACCATCTTAATGAGTAGGCACTTAACATAAATCTATTGTTAGCATATATGTGTGTTTGCTCTGGTAAAAACTCTTTTAGATTTTTCATAGTAATTTTATTAACATCTTCTCCATCTGGAACCATAGTTTTTAACCACTCAATAAGTAGTTCTTTACTTCTTCTTCTTAATTGTTTAGCTTTTTTACCTCTCATATTTTATCTCATCTACTTTTGGTGGATTAGGTGTGTCGGTAAAGTAAGTCAATCCTCTTGCATACTTAAACACTCGTAAGCCTTGTCCATCATTTGCATCTTTGTGACACTCAAATTTATGTCTACAATAAGTACATTCTCTAGGTAATTTCATATTACCAGATACACCTTCAGGTATAGTATTATAACATAAGTCAGGGGGTGTGTCAAGGGCTATAACATTTTTAACATCTTTTATTTTCTTCTTAATATTTGGCTTGTCAAAGTTAGATGGTTTAAACAATGCTAACTCTCCATTCTCTTTATTAAGAGCTAAAAAAGCACCATTTTTTGTACCCTCTGCTGCTTCATATCCTGTAAGCTGTGCCATATAGCCAAAGGTATCTTCTTCTGGTAGTGTGCCATCTTTAAATTTTCTAAATCCATAACCAGATGCAGTTTTAACATCAACCACTTCGCCATCTATGATACAATCCATGTGACCTTTGACACCACTAACTTGTACTGACTTTTGTTCACCCTCTACTTTATGACCAGATAATCTTACTAAAAATAAAACAATCTCTTCTAATAAATGTCCATATAAAAACTTTATAAAAACTGAGGGTGGTATTTTCTCTGGTTCTTTATCCGACTTTATATCAAACCAAAGTTGTCTAAGTGGTCTGCCAATATTAGACATTCTTAACTTTTCATTACTACGAGGCTCTGGGTTTGACCACTTTCGTAGTATGTCTTTCATTGACTCCCCAAACTTGTCAATGTTCTCCTCTTTAATGTCTAATGAACCACCCTCGCCAAGGACAGATAGTTTTTCATATATATCTTCTACTAATGTATCTAGTGTTTTTTTACTCATCTTTTAGTTCTTTATATGATTTTACCACATCAGTTGAAAATAACTTTAACAGATTTACAAGATACATACGACTTGCATTATTGTCGCCACCTGCTACACTTTTAAAATAATCTAACTTAGAAACTATTTTCTTTAATGTAGAAGTTTTAAATACTAATGTGCAATATTCATCTTTACCAATACAAAGATTATGAAACCAATAGTCTGATTCAGTTGCCATAATACCTGATGGTTTATTCCAACACTCATATTCAATAGCTATATTACCTGTCTTTTGCCAAATATCTCTTTCAGATTTAACTTCTATCTTAGCTTTAGAAAATATATCTGCTATTTTATCTTCTCTAATTTGACCATACTCTAAATCTATGTCAAACTTTTTTCTATCTTTCTTAGTGGGTTTCACTCCAATTACCTCCTACTTTGTACTCTCCATCAAGAGGACATCGTAAATTAAAATGTTTGCCTGACTCTACTATTGACTTAACTGCCATATCTCCAAAGAAGTCAGCATACTCCTCTTTTACTTCAACCTGCCATTCATCATGTATGTTAGCAACAAATTTATAATCTATGTTATTACATGTTGCCCACTTGTCTGCTAATGTTAAAGCTTGTTTCATAACAATCGCACCTGCACCTTGTAGTAAACTATTTAAAGATGCATGTGCATTTCTTATATATATCTTTCTACCATCTAAACCTTTGAGATATTTCTTTGTTGCTGCTCTTTGAACTCTATCTCGAAGTGATTTAAATGATGGTTTATTAGCAAAGAAATGTTTTCTAATTCTCGAACCATCTGCTTTATTCCCTCCAACCACTTTGCCAAGTTTTTCATCTCCTGCTCCGTACATGAGGGCATAGATGAATGTTTTAGCCTGATTTCTTGATTTAAGTCCTGCAAGTTTTTGATTAGAGCTGTGTACATCTCCGTTGATAATTTCATTAATAAACTCCTCGTCATTCATGTAATGTGCTAACATTCTTATTTCAAGACCACTAGCATCAATACCTACTAATTTATACCCTTCGTCTACTACCCAACAAGCTCTACACTCTTCACCATAAGGAGAAGCTAGACTAGGAACTTGAGCCATGTTAGGATTTCTATGTGTCATTCTACCTGTTATAGTTCCATTAGGAATAACAAAACCATGCACTCTGTTATCTTCTGAAACTGCTTCAATCCATGAGTCGATTTGTGCTATGCGTTTTTGTAGTAATAAAAACTCTGCTATTAAACCTGCTTCATGGATATGAGTTATCTGAGATAAAGTTTTCTCATCAACTATTGGTTGATTAGTAGGAGTAAATCTTTCAGGTTTCCAACCCATCTCTATAAGATACTCTCCTATTTGTTTTCTTGAGCCTAAATTAAATGGCTCTAGTTTTCTTCTCATAAATGGCTCAAAATCGTTATTGGTTAGGCATGTATTATATTCATCATCTGTTAGACCCCTCTTCGATAATGAGCCATCTTTTTTAATGTAAGGTTTAACTATTCTATCATCAACCCATCTAGGTTTAAATGTTTTATGAACTTCATCTTCTACACTTTGTAATCTTTCTCTTAATTGTGCAAGTAGTAAAGTAGCAGACTTACTATCAAAGCTAAATCCATTTATCTCTTGTTGATTCATTATTTTTGCTACTTGATGCTCTAAGTCTACACTTTCTTTTGAAAAACCTTTTGACTCTATTTGTAATCTTTTGTAAACTAAAGTATTCAGTTGAACATCTCTAACGCAATAGTTTAACATCTCTGTTGAATAGTTTTGATAATCCTCAAACTCTATCTTGCGATATGATAATCTATAACCCCAATTATCTAAGCTATGTCCTCCCTCTCGTGTTGGGTTAAACAACCTAGATAATACTAAAGTATCTACCACATTGTCTGTAAGTTTAATATTACCAAACTTTTCAACCATAGGTATATCAAAACCTAAAACATTATGACCTATCAACTGTTCAGCACTTTGTAAAAACTTATATCCCTCTTCTAGTTTATCAGGAGGGAACTTATAAATTTTATTAGTGTCTATGTCTTGTGCTACAATACACCATATCTTAGTAGCATTTAGGTCGTCTGTTTCTATGTCAAATATTAATCTCAAAATGCATCTCCTTGTTCAGATTGTAAATCATCAAAATCATCTACAACTTCTGCTAACCTGCCTGTATCTCCATCATATAATAAATGAGTAGCAAGTCCTACATCTCCTGTGTATCTTGATTTTAATATTCTAACTTTTGTTGTTCTTGACTCTTCAGGGTCAGTAGCCTGTTGATTTCTTTCTAAAGCTATCACACAATCGGATAACTGTGCTATACTATTAGAACCTCTAAGATGTGATAAGCTAACTTGTATGCCATTCTCATGTCCTTTATTACCATCAACTCGTCTTAGATGAGATACTAATATTATACCTGCACCTGTTTCTTCAACCATACTTCTTAGTCTAGTCATAATATTATCTATGGCTCGTCTTTCATCGCCCTCAGATGTTGCACTAACTAGCATGTGTAAGTGGTCTACTACCAC